CTCGGCCCGTCGAGTTCTACAGGTTCGCCTCCGGGTCGCGTCTCTGGCTGCAGACCTCCGCCGACAAGGAGCTCGTCATCCCCGCCGGGACGTTCTCGCCGGAGTTCCTCGAGCGCGAGCCGATCGAGCACTCGGACGAGGACCTCTCGGGTTCCCTCGACGTCGTCGTCGCCGTCGACCACCCGGTCGCCGCGCTGTTCGCGGCGTACTTCCCCGAGGACCCGGTCGCGCTGACGATCTACGCGGCGCACCGGCAGGAGCTCGCGAACGCCGTCGTCGTGTGGGCGGGGACGGTCTCGCAGTGCAACGTCGAGGGCGCGGAGGCGCGGCTGACCTGCGTCCCGGACGACGTGGCGCTCGGTCAGAAGTTCCCGACCCGGGTCTACTCCGCGCAGTGCCAGTGGCCGTTGTACGGGCCCGGCTGCGGCGCGGACCCGACGTCGAAGACCGACCCGGTCAACGTGACGACCGTGTCCGGGTTCACCGTCACGAGTGCGGACTTCGCGCTCCGCCCGAACGGTTGGTACACGAACGGATGGCTCCGGCGCGCGTCCGGGGAACGGAGGATGGTGGTCTCGCACTCCGGCTCGACCGTCGCTCTCAAGGCGCGGTTCCGCGAGCTGTTCTCCGGCGAGATCGTCAGCGCGATCGCCGGCTGCCAGCGCCGCTACCAACTCGACTGCGTTGCGAAGTTCGCGAACGGGATCAACTTCGGCGGCTACGCGTGGATGCCCAAACGGAACCCGTACGACGGGAGGATCCTCTGATGGGGTTCCTCCTCACCCTCCTCCTGTGGGCCGGCGTGAGCGTCATCGGGGAGCTGCTCCGTCCGAGACCACGGGACGCGAGCGCGTCGAGCCTCGACGACTTCGACTTCCCGACGGCCGAGGAGGGGCGCCCGATCCAGGTGATCCTCGGCGGGACCGTCAAGATCGACGGTGCGAACGTCGTCTGGTACGGGGACCTGCAGGCGAAGGCGATCCGTAAGGGTACCGGCGGCATCCTCGGGTTCTTCGGCCTCGACAAGCAGGTGACCGTGGGCTACCGCTACAGCCTCGGGATCCAGCACGTCCTCGGATGGGGGCCCGTCGACTCCGTCTCGCAGATCCAGTTCGACGGCCGCGTCGCGTTGGCCTCGGTCCAGGAGATCGTCTCCGGTGAAGTGGTGACGGCGTATCCGACGCTCGAGGTGCTCTCGCGGAGCCGTCAGACGGCGCCGGCGTACGCGCACGTGGGCGACAGGTACATCGTCGCGGCTGGCGGACCGGGCGGGGACCCGTTCACGAACCAGGGGAACAACGTCGCCGAGTGCGTCGCGTCGCCGAACACGTACACGTTCCGGGCACCGCTCGGACCGAGCGACCCGAGCACGCCGCTCGGCGAGATCGCCGTGGTCCTCGACGAGCGGCGCCCGGTGAAATGGAATTCGGCGATTGGCGCCTGGGTTCCGACCGGCGCCGAGGGCGCCGTCGTCCTCGACCTCCCGGATTTCTTCGGCGGGGCCGACCAGGAGGGCGGGCTCGGGGGCACGATCCGCCTCCACTTCGGGGACGACTCGCAGCTCCCGAACGCCTACCTGGAGCAGAAAATCGGAGAGGACCTCCCCGCGTGGCCGGGCCAGGTGCAGGCGATCTTCGAGGGTTTCTACGTCGGGAACAGTCCGTACATCAAGCGGGTCTCGTTCGTCGCGTCGGCGTTCCCCAACGAGCTCGGCCTCACCGGCGGGATGCACAAGGTCGGCGCCGACGCGAACCCGGCGTGCCTCCTCTACCGCGAGATGACGAACGCGAAGTGGGGCCTCGGACGGTCCTCCGGGACGATCGACGTCGCGTCGTTCCGCGCGGGTGGGCAGACGTTCTGGAACGAGGGCCTCGGTCTCTCCGTCCTCGTCTCGCGCCAGGTGGACTCCGCGAAAGAGGCGATCGCGGAGATCGAACGTCACTGCGACTGCATCGTGTTCCGCCACCCGTCGACCGGGCTCTGGACGCTGAAGCTGGCGCGCGCCGACTACGACGTCGGCACGATCCCGTCGCTCGACCGCTCGAACGTCTCGTCGGTCGACTGGCAACGCGGCGATCTCCGGACCACCAAGAATCTCGTCCGGGTGAGGTACGTCGACCGCAAGGACGGATTCGCGGTGAAACCGACCGCGTCGTGGGACCTCGCGAACCTCCAGGGGATGGGCGGGCAGGTCGTCGAGGAGGACATAGATTTCCTCGCCTTCACGGAGGGCGAGGTCGCGGCGCGGGCGGCCGCGCGCCTGATGATGGCGGAGAGCTTCCCGCTCGCGCCCCATACGATCCGCGTGAACCGAAAGGGCTGGGACGTCCTGCCCGGGTCCGTGTTCAAGCTGACGTGGGACGGGCCGCCCGAGGCGTTCGTCGACCGCGTGCTCCGAGCGATCCGTGTCCGCGGCGGCGATTTGCTCTCGGGCGAGATGACGATCGACGCCGTTGAGGACGTGTTCGCCGTGACCTGGCTGGGTCACGAGCCGCCCGAACCCTCCGGATGGGAGGACCCGGTGACGCCCCCGCAGCCGGTCGCATTCCAACACGGCGAGCAGGCCCCGTTGTTCCTCCTCGGATCGGAGCCCTTCAACCCGCGCGGGTTCGTCCTCGCCGCGCGCCAAGGGCTCGCGCTCGGGTACCAGGCGTGGACGCGCCCCTACCCGGACGACGCGGGCTCGCTGACCTACCACCACGTCCTCGACGTACCGGTGTTCACGCCGACGGGGACGGTCGTCACCCAGGTCTCGCCGGCGGGCGACTCGATCACGCTCGCGAACGGGATCGACCTCGAGGTCGTCCGGTCGGTGAGCGAGGCGGAGTTCGCCGTCGGGAAGCTCCTCCTCTACGTCGCGCTCGGCGCGGGCGAGTTCGTGGCGGCCCGCGACGTGGTCGACAACGGGGATGGGACGGTGACGTTCTCCAGGCTCGCCAGGGGCTGCCCGGACACGACGCCTCGCATAATCCCGTCGGGGACGCGGGTCTGGGTGTTCTCCGTCGGGGCAGGGGTCATCGATCTGTTCGCGTACAAGGACGGCGGCGGGTTCCCGCACTTCTCCACGTCGACCAAGCTCCTCCCGTACAACCCGCTCGGCGTGCTCCGCCTCGCCCTCGCCACCGCGATGATCGTCCCGGCGACGGCGTTGCCGGTGGACGGGTTCGGGAATCTCGATCGCGAGAACCTGCGTCCCGCTAAGACGTACGTCCCGGCCAAAATCCAGATCAGCGGACTCGACTACCCGGCGACTTTCTCTGGGAACCTCAACCTCTCGTGGCTCGAGAGGAATCGCTTGCTTCCGTGGGCGTTCGAGAACTCCGGCGCGAACGGTTCGCGGGAAACCGACGCCGTCGTCGTCGTGAAGATCTACGACCAGTTCAACGTCCTGTTCCACGTCGAGGTCGTCCCGCTCGGGACGTCGACGTACACGCTCGCGCAGTCGGTAGAGCTGGCGGAGTCGGGACGGATCAACACGCAGCTGCGCGTGGAGCTGTTCGCGTCGAAAAACTACATCGACCCGTTCCCGGGACCGGAGACCGGCGATCACTCTTGGGCCCGCTACGACTGGACGGTCGTCCGTGTCTGACGATCCGTGCTTGACCGAGGCGCGTCGCTCGGAGAGGATAACGGCATGACGAGGGCGCGCGGCGGTAGACGTTCTACGCGGTTCGGGCGTTTCGTCGATTCGTACGGCACGGCGCGGCTCGCGGAAAAGCTCGACGTGACGCGTTCGGCGGTCCAGAAGTGGCTCGCCGGCGCGAGTTCGCCATCGCACGAGCTGAGACTGAGGCTCGTCGCCATCGGGCGCGGCCGCATCACGTTCGACGACATCGAGTCGCACAGGGAGGAGGTCCGGGATGCTCGGGAAGTTCTTGCGTGACCTCGTCGCCCGTTTCCGCGTGGCGCGGCCGGACGGCTCGATGGTGGTCCGAGCGCACGGGCGCAAGGCGAGATTGACCGCGCGCGTCCAGCGCGCCGGGAGCACGGAGTGGGAGACGGTCCACCTAAAGCCGGCGCGAGGTCCGCTCTCGTTCCTTTTTCCGCCGCGCGCCACCGACGTTTTCGACACCGGCGCCCCATGCGGGGCCCCGGACCGGAAGGGGGAGTAGATGGCGACCGTGTTCACGCAGGCCGGCGAGGAGTTCGTCGTCGACCTGATCGATGGTGGAACCGCGAACGACGCCGACCACGTCGGGTGGGGGACGGGCGCGGGAACGGCGGCGAAGGGCGACACCGACTTGTTTACCCCGGCGACCGAGGCGCGCGTCCAGGCGACGCGCTCGCAGCCAGTCGCGGACAAGGTCCGATGGCTCGCGCTCATCACGGCCGACGGCGCCAAGACGATCACGAACGCGGGCGTCTTCCACGGCGCCGGATCGGGGAGCCCGCCGAGTGGGGGTGCTCCGCTGATCGTGAAAGGCGACTTCACGGGGATCCTGCTCGCGGCCGGCGACAAGATCGAGTTTACCGTCGAGCTCGAGCTCACGTAGGTCGCGCCCATGTCCTGGGCGTTCCGAGACGTCGGGTCGGTCGCCTCCTCGACGACCGGCGGCAACGTGTCGCCGGGGCTGCCCTCGGGCACCGCCGAGGGCGATCTCCTCGTCTGCGTCGTCGCGACGAAGGATGCGTCGATCAACGCGACGATGTCCGGCTGGACGGCCATCGACCCGGGCACGCTCGCCTCCGGGGCGGGCGGAACCGTTCGCCAGCAAGCCTTCCGCAAGATCGCTGGCGGCGGCGAGGGCGCGCCGACCGTGACGTACTCCGGGACGACCGGCATCATCGCCCGAGTGGCCGGATGGAGCGGCATCAACACCGTCTCCACGGTCGACGTGGACGGCGCGAACACCGTCAACAGCAACAACAACGCGACCGTGACCTTCGCCGCCGTCACGACGACCGCCGACAACGATCTCGTTGTATTCTTGGGGGTCGACGAAGGGACCGGCGGAACATTCATCGGAGTGATCTCCGGCAGCCCGACCCCAACGGAACGTTTCGACTCCGTGATCGGCACGACGGGCCCGCACATCTTCCTCGCGGACATGAACAAGACGCCCGCAGGCTCCACGACGTCACGAACCGCGACGCTGTCGGTCGGCGGCGCGAGGATCGGACGGCAGATCTCCTTCAGACAACTGAACACCTTTTCCCAATCCTTGTCGGCCACGGAGGTCGCCAGCGCGACGCTCGCAAAGCCAATTACCAGGATCAAGTCCATGTTGGCCTCGACACCGGGCCTCGCGGTGCTTTCGCGCGCGTTGGTCCTCACCGTGGATCTGTCGGCCGCCGCGGCCGGAGTCGCGGCCATCGCTCTGGGAACCATCCGCGCGGTCGTGATGGCGGCCACGTCATCCGCCGTGGGGCTGGTGGGTCGCGCCGCCACTTTCGCTCGATCGATCACCTCCGTCGCTGGCTTTGCGCCAACGGTTGCAACCGCAACGACGCGCAGGCTCCTTCTAAACGCCACGGCGGCCGGGGCACCGACGATCACGTTGGCGCGCGTCTTTGCTCGGGCGTTGAGCGCTGGCCTCCTCTGCGTCGCGTCCCTGGTTCCGCTGCTGGTTGCTGCGACCACGCGGATTCCGCTCACGATCCACGCCCGACTGCGTTCGCTCAGGGCACGCGCGCGGATCGAGCACGAGTGACGCGGTGATCCCATTCCGATCGCTCGGTGAGGCCGTCTGGGATAATGGTGGAGCCCCCATCACGCCCGGCATGCCGCCCGGCTGGCAGGTCGACGACCTGCTGTGGCTCCACTACGCGACTCACAACATCGCCGGCGATGCGCTGGTCGCGGAGCCAGCGGGTTGGACGCTTCGCGGGGCGGGCACCGCATCCGGCGCGGGCGGGAATGTGCAACTGCGCGTCTACAGTCGGCGCGCGCAGGCCGGGGATTCCGGGCCCACGCTCGAAGACGGCGACATCGTGCCCAGGTCGCACCACGCCTATATCGCGGCGTTCTCAGGTCAAAGTCTCGTCGGCGACGGCGTAGACGTGGCGGGTGCCTTCGGCGCGAACGGAAATAACAACGCGACCATCAATTCCCCGTCGATCACGCCCACCACTGGGGACCGAAAGGTCCTCGTCGCCTCGGCGAACGCCTCGCTATGCACCACGACGAGCGTCGGTGGATCGCCCGCCGCTACCGAGCGCGCCGATGAGAACAATCCGGACGTACCGACGGGGCCTTCGTCCTCGCTCTACGAGTACGAGAACACCTTCGACGGGGCGACTGGCACGGGAACTCGGCTCGTGACGTTCTCGCAGCCTGGGGCGCGTGTAACGGTGCAGGTTTCCCTGCGTCCTGCGACCACGGCGCGTGCGCTGGCCGTGACCGAGGTCGGAGTCCTCACCCTGACCAGGCCCGCGACGTTCGCGCGTGCATTCGCTGCGCTCGAAACGGCCGTCGCCAGCCTCGCTGGGGTGTTCATCCCGGGCGGCGGGGCCGTCACGCACCCAGTGATGCTCGTGGCAACCGCCGTTGGGGTCGCGCGGCTCACCACCGCCGAGATGTTGCCCATCGTGGTCCGCGCGGTGTACCATTCCCTCCGGTTCGTCGTCCCGTTCAAGGGGAGGCACAGATGACGAAAGCATGCGTTCCCGAGGTCGTCGCCGGTTCGACGCGACGCGCCCTCGTCGTGGAGCTCGTCGACGAGGACGACGTCCCCGTCCCACTGACCGGAACGAGCGTCAGATTGCAGGCGGGCGCGCCGGAGGACCTCGCGCCGGAGATCGACTACGCCGGCGTCGTGCAGGACGCGGCGGGCGGCGTCGCGCGGTTCGACGGCGTCGGCGCGCTGGTCACGGTCACCCAACTCAAGGCGCTCCGGAGGAAAAAGGTGGAGTACGCGCTCCGCGTGAAGGTCACCGACGTCGCCGTGCCGACGATCTTCGACTGGACGGACGAGTTCGACCTCGCGTTCGCCCTCCCGCCGCTCGAGACGTCGTGAACGAGTCGGCCGCCGTCCCCGCCCGGTGGTCGTGGACGGTGGACGTCCGACGCGGCCTCACGTTCTGTCTACCGTGGCCGCCGTCGGTCGGGATGTATTGGCGTGCGCCTAATGAGGGACCGCTCGCGGGGCGCCTTCTGCTGTCCCGGAAAGGGCGGGAATACCGGGTCGCGGCGGCACGGTCACTGGCGCTGTTCCGCGTCCCCATGCTGAACAGGGCCGGACGCCTGGCCGTGAGGTTGATCCTCCACCCACCAGATCGACGCGCGCGCGACGTCGACAACTACCCCAAGGCGATCCTCGACGCGCTGAAACCGGGCGTGGTCAAGGGCGTGATTGTGCCGGGCGTGATCCTCGACGACCGACACGTCGAGGTGCTGTTGGTGGAGCGCGGGCCGCTCCATGCTGGTGGGCTCGTCGACGTTTTCCTCGGGGACCTCGAATCGTGAGGGTGAACCTTCGGATCGATCCCGCGCGTCTCATCCTCCGGCTCCGTCCCCTCACCGGCTCCCGCGGACTCGCCTTCGCGGCCGTGAACGCGATCAACGCGGCGGCGCTAAAAGTCCAGGGGGCGGCGTTCGAGAACGTGCGCCGCCGGTTCGTCGTTCGGCGCCCCGCGTTCTTCTTCGGGACGCCTGGCCGGCCGGGTGGGACGGCCGCGCGCGTGACCCCGCGAGCCTCGGTGGGGCGTGGTAGACCGTTCGCCGACGTCGTCGTGCGAGGACCTCTCTCCCGCGGGGGCTCCGCCAGGAGGACGCTCCTCCCGGAGTTCGAGCGAGGGGGCGTGAAGCGGCCGTCTCGGCCTGGCGCAAGTCGGGTGGCCGTTCCGGTCCTGCGTGGTCCGGCGCGCCCCTCGAAACCCGAGCCCGTCCCGCAGGCGTTCACGTTCGCGGGGCTCGGGCTCCGGAAGTTCGTTCGCGGTCGCGCCGTCAGTCGATCAAGGAGGGGCCGGCACGTCTCGGTCGCGGGCCTGTTCGACGTCGGTGGGCGGTTGAATCTCCCCGGTCCGTCCGACACGGTCCAGATCAAAGGGCGCCATCGGACGTTCGTCATCCGGCCGGAGTCGAGCCTGTCGTTCCCGTCTGGCGGCGTGTTCCGCCGGACCGGCCCCGAGAAGGGCGCCGTGGAGCTCGTCTACGCCTTCCGGAGGCAAGTCCCCCTCGACGCCCGCCTGGGGTTCGTACCGCTCGCGGTCAGTACCGCGAACCGCTGGCTCCCGGAGTTCCTCGAGCGCGAGACGATCCGGGAGATCGCGCGCGCCGACCGGGCGGGGGGCCGGTGACGTTGCACGTGGAACATTCCGGGCGGGGTGAGGACCGGCCCCTTGACGACGATGCCTCGCCGGCCGCAGCGCGTGGCCCGTCCGTGGCCGATCCCTACGCCGGACGGGCTCCTGGCAAGCCTCCCTCTCAAGGCGCAGGAACGCCCGCTAGGGCCCCTAGGAATCGTGCCAGAAAAAGCGTACGCAAACGTACGGGTCCTCCCACGAAGAACGGCAGCGGGTCCCGGCGAC